GGAAAAGCGCAAGAAGGCCCTGACCGCCCGGGAATGGACCGTCGAGCCCGGTGGCGACCGGCCGATCGACAAGGAGGCTGCCGACCTGGTGCATACCTTCCTGTCGGCGCTGGCCTTCGACCGCACTTGCGACGATCTGCTGGATGCCACGCTGAAAGGCTTTGCCATCGCCGAGACCGTCTGGGACCGGGACGGAAACCTGATCCGGCCTGTCGCCTTGCAGGCCCACGACCAGCGGCGTTTTGTCTTTGATCGGGACTGGCGGCCCCGGCTGCTGACCTGGGGCAACACCCGGGACGGGATCGAGCTGCCGGACCGGAAATTCATCGTTCACAGGGTCGGGGTGCGCGGCAACAATCCCTACGGCCTAGGCCTCGGGACACGGCTGTTCTGGCCGGTGCTGTTCAAACGCGAAGGCATCGCCTTCTGGCTGCACTTCCTGGAGAAGTTCGCAGGCCCCACCGTGGTGGGCAAGACGCCCTACGGCATGCTGTCGGCCGAGCAGAACAAGCTGCTGCAGACGTTGGTGTCGATCCGCACCTCCTCGGCCGTCACGGTGCCGATCGGAACCGATGTCGAGTTCCTGGAAGCCAGCCGGTCTGGCACCGTCAGCTATGAGAGCTTCGTCAGCTATTGGGACCGGCAGATTTCGATCTGCGTCACCGGCGAGACGCTGACGACGCAGGTGGACAAGGGCGGCGGCAACCGCGCCCTGGGCGAGGTGCATCAGGACCAGCTGGACACGCTGGCCGACAGCGACGGCGACGGGCTGGCCGACACGCTGCAGGCGAGCCTCGCGGCCTGGATCGTCGATTACAACCTGCCGGGCGCGGCGGTCCCCTATATCCGCCGCCAGCGTCCTCGCGACGAGAAAGCCGAGGCGGATACCCGCAAGTCCAAGGCCGAGGCGGCAGAGGTGACCGACCGCGCGCTGCGCGCCATCGTGAAGGCAGCGGCAACGTTCGAGGACGACGCGGTCGCGCGGGAATACATCGTCAGCTTCGACATCACCGACCGGTTGTCGGACCGCACCATCGACGCCCTGGTGGCCGCGCGCGGCGCCTTTGTCGCGGAACCGGAGGCCCAGCCCGATGCCTTTGTCACCGCCGATCCTGCGGAATTCGCGGCCAACCGGCTCAAAAAAAAACGCTGACGCATCGGCATGTCTGTTTCGCCGACCCTGACGGGGCAGTCGAGCGGATCAGCCGCCAGGCCGTGGCCGGTGCCCGGGCGCATTTCGAACGCCGGATCGCGGCCGTGCGGGTGGCCATCGCTGCGGCGGAGAGCTTCGATGCCGCGCGGGCCGCGCTGCTGGAACTGGCAGCGGCCTGGACGCCCGACGCGCTGGCGATGCAGCTGCGGCTGGCCAATGACCTGGCAGCCCTGGAGGGCCGCGAGGCAGCGCTGGCAGAGGTGGGGGGCGAGGTCCGGTTTGCCGCCGAATTCGACGCGACCCCGTTCCGCGAGCAGATCGCCTACCTGACGCAGAAGCGGACCCGGCCCACCAAGGCTTGGACCGATGCGATGCATGGCGATCACGCCCGCTGGTTCGTGGTGGCAGGCGCAACCGACACCGCGATGCTGGAGGAATTCCAGGCCGCGATCGTGGAAGGCGCGCAGACCTATGACATCCAGGGTTTTGCCGCCGCATTCGACCGGATCGTCGAACGCTATGGCTGGTCCTACAACGGCGGGCGCGAATGGCGCATCCGCACGATTTTCGAGACCAACATCCGCACCAGCTACATGGCCGGCCGTTTGCGGCAGATGCGCGACCCGGACATGGTCAAGGCGCGACCGTTCTGGCAGTACCGCCACGCCGACACCCGGGTGCCGCTGAAGCCCCGCCCGCTGCACGAAAGCTGGGACGACCTGGTGCTGCGCTGGGACGATCCGTGGTGGGACACGCATTTCCCCCCGAACGACTGGGCCTGCAGCTGCGGAGTGCGCAGCCTGTCGCCGTCAGACCTGAAGCGGCTGGGCAAGTCGGGCCCGGATACCGCACCGGACCTTGCCCTGCGCCCCTTCACCCACAAGGCCAGCGGCCAGACCGTGATGCTGCCCGAAGGCATCGGCTTTGGCTGGGATCACATGCCGGGCGATCTGTGGGACCGGGGCCTGGTGCCGTCGGCCCTGATTGATGAAGGCGAAGGCCTTGTCCAGGACGCCCGCCATGCCGTGCAGATCGATGTGCCGTCCCCGATCGAGCAGCTGGTCGAACAGGCCCGGCCCTTTGCTGCGCCGTTGCTTGCGCCTGATCTGAGCGATGCCGAGTACCTGCGGGCGTTTCTGACACCCTTGGGTGCTGACATCGATCGCGCCAATCTGTTCATCGACCGGACCGGGACGCGCATTCCGATTTCGGTCAACCTGCTCCTCGATCCTTCCGGGCGCCTGAAACTTCGCAAGCGAGGCCGCGAACGCTATCTGGCGCGGCTGGCGGAGACGATCCTCGATCCGGATGAAATCTGGCTCGGGCTGTCGTCGAAGCCGGACCTGCGCGATCCTGATCTGTCCGAACTGCTGATCGACCGGCGATACATCAGGGTGGATGCAGACACCGGCGCGCTTGGTGTGTTCCAGATGGGACGCAAGTGGTGGGAAGAGACAACGGTCTACCCGGTCTTCCAGGAAAAACCTGCACGGAACCAGCGCCTGATCGACCTGAGACGCGGAGGAAAGCTGCTATGGAAACGGCAGTAAAATCATGGCTGCCCGGGGGCGATCCGGGCAGCCGTGTCGGGGCGCTATCAGGAACATCGCCGTTCATGGCAGGACCGACGAGATCAGGATAGGGCTTTTTACACGGGGTTTCAACGGATGAGCGGCATCGCCATCACCATCACCGTAAGGGACGAACCCGCGCTGGCACCGCTGCGGGCGATGCTGGCGCGGTTCGACCGGCGCGAGCCGTTCTTCAAGGGCGTGGCCGGTCAGCTGATGTCCTCGACCAGCGACCGCTTCCGGTCGCAGACCGATCCGCAAGGGCGGCCCTGGACGCCGCTTGCCGCATCAACCATCCGCAACCGGACGCGCAAGGGCCAATTGCCGCTGACTATCCTGCGGTCGAACAGCCGCGGCATGGCCGGGTCGCCCCTGGCAGGCTCGATCCACGCCAGCGCCACGAACGACGAGGCGCGCATCGGATCGGTCAAACCCTATGCCGCCATCCACCAGCTGGGCGGCACGATCGACAAGCCCGCGGGCACCCGCTGGATGGCCGGGCGGCGTTTCGCGAAAAAGGCCACCAGCCCCGAAGGACGGGAGGTCGGAATCCCGGCCCACCGCATCAGCATCCCCGCGCGGCCCTTCCTGGGGCTGTCGCCCGGCGACGAGGCCGCGATCCTGGAACAGGCGGACCGGTGGCTGCGGGGCTGATCGCGCTGGCGGCCCGCTGGGCGGGTCTGACGGGTTCCGGGGCGCAACCCCCGGGGCGAACCCGGCAAGGCCTGTTAGCCCCCCGTCAGGATCGATTGCAGGGGCATCTGCGGCCCGGGGCGCGCGCCAGGGCTTGATCCGCGGGCCGGTCCGGGGCCATCCTGCGCGCGAAGGCCCCGTTTTCCGGCCTGCGGCAGTGACCGGAGATCATCTCCGGGCGAAGCCTGCCCGCGCATCGCGCAAAGGTCGTCCGGACCGCAACCCCGGACAGGCCCGATGCCCGAGACACCCAGCCCCCCTGCGACACCGCCCGCGGCCCTGACCGCCCGGGTCGAGGTCTTCCGCCCCGGCACCTTCCGGCCCATGGCGGGCGATCCGATCCGCTATTCGGCAGCCGACCTGCGCGCGATCGCCGATGCCTACGATTTTGCCACCGCCCCGGCGCCGGTGGTGGTGGGCCATCCGGAAACCGATGCCCCGGCCTACGGCTGGATCGAGAGCTTCGACTATGACGCCGCCTCGGAACGGCTGTTCGCCAACCTGACCGACATCGACCCGGCCTTTGCCGAGCTGGTCAAGGCCGGACGCTACCGCAAGGTGTCGATGGCCTATTTCAGCCCGAGCCAGCCGCACAACCCGGTGCCCGGAACCTGGTACCCCAAGCATCTGGGGTTCCTGGGGGCTGCGGCCCCGGCGGTGTCGGGGCTGAAGAACGCCAGCTTTGCCGGGCCCGCGCATGCCGTGTTCACCGCCAGCTTCGGCGATCCGGCTGCCGAAGAAACCGCAGGCATCCTGCGCGCCTTGCGCGAGTTCTTCATCGACCGCTTCGGGCTGGAAGATGCCGACCGTGCGCTACCGTCCTGGCGCATCGAATGGCTGGGCCAGATGCCCGGCGACAGCCCCGCCCCGACCGCTGCGGCCTATGCCGCCGAGCCTGCCCCCACCAAGGAGAGTGTTCCCGTGACCCAAGCCGACCCTGCCTTCGCCGCGCGCGAGGCCGAGATCGCCGCGCGCGAGGCGCGCATCGCCACCCGCGAAGCCGAGATCGCCCATGCGGCCAACGTGGCCTTTGCCGAGCGCCTGGTCGAGGAGGGCCGCCTGCTG